ACCTGTAATTATGCCTACTCTAGTTCCCATACGTCCCCAATGTCTTTTTTAGTGTACGCTTGCGGTGGGATCAACTGTAACACGGTAGTTCTTCTATCTTCAAGAAGAAACTCAACCGATCGAATAAGGAAAGTGAAACCCTTTGGGACCCCGAGAACCCCGCTTATTACAGTCACAAGGGTGTTTTCTCTCCATAGCTTACCGTTCGGGGCATACCAGCCCTCCACCGAAATTGGCTGGGAGAGCGATTTAACGTACTGTTTATTTTTTCTCCACCTGGCTGCTTCCTTGACATTCCCAGTGGTAGCATCATCCGCCCGAAAAGTCATAAACCTTGGGCGGGGGATCTGCGAGTCTACCTCAGATGTAGTGACCGGCTTAGTAGGTGCCGTCGTTGTCGCCGCGCCCCATAAAGGAATAGCAGTTGAAGTGCCCGCCGGAGTTATGCACTTGTAAACCGAAAAGCGTTCCCTCCCATCATACTTGGCTTTCCAGCCGACCGCCATAGGCAAGGATTCTCGGATAGTGCCCACCGGTTCACCCTCGGTTTTCGCTCGATGGATAAGAAGATCGCCCTGTGGGGTATCCCCAATAAGCAGCCCGCGTGTGGTGGCTAGTTTAGACAGAAAATCAAAGATTGTATCACTTTCATGGGCTGTGGCCCGAGAAAACACCCCTCCTGTGTCTGTTTCCACAATTGTGTTTATGCCAAGCGGCGGTATCCGTACCGAAGCAAGCTGTTCAAGGGTTACTCCGGCGTATTCGTAAGGGGCTTGCCAATGGCTGTCCACAGCGTCCGCCGTAAAAGAAAAGCCGGTAAGAGTTTTGGATAGCCCCTCGTCACCCATTTCCGGTTCAGTGATGTAGAGTATCCCTGAAACCAAAAGCTCCCCACCTATGTAGGCGGCAGCCCTTTCATACCCGTAAGGCCGGGTAGCTTTATCCAAAGCGGGATTCTCACCTGGGGTCCAAGGCATCTTTCCGACCCAACCACTCGTTCCGGTATCAATGGTTCTTATGATCCGACCAGACACCATAGGTACTTCCTGGCCCCCGACTAAAAAAGTCATTTCGTTAGGATCTTTTCCAACCAAAGTTTCTGCGGGCGATTCGCCGGGAATGATGAGAAGCTCACCAGCTACAACCTTACTTGTCGGACGGACGCTGTTCGCCCCGCTTATCCAACCTGCTTTATCTGGAGTGCCATAGGCTTCGGTGGCCACCTGTTCGATGGTTGTCTCTTCTGGGGCCACATAGGTGCCCCCGGGTATCGGCTTGCTCATAAGAACACCACCACCTCTCTTCCGGCCCCAAGGATTAGAATATCCTCCCCACTGAGCTTATTAGAGGCAATGAACTGATCCAAATCAACTTTTTCTGTAATGGCAATTTCTACGGGACTACGGGGGCGGGTTAAAATAATTCGTTTAGCAGTAGCTAAATCAAAAGACCTATGCAATAGCAGATCCGCAGTAGCCATCACAAGGGCCGATAGATCGGTATAGGTGCCTGATTGGCTTATGTACCCCCCTGCTTGATCTGCGTCAAGGGTAGTCACTACCGACTGATAGGTGCCAAGCACTTGTTCCAGAACTACAATGGCTTCTTCCCGGGTTTCCAGACTAGAACTGGCGACTATCTGCGCAATAGCCAACAAACCGGTAGTCATAGACAATTCACGCATTACTACCGTGTTGTCATTACGGTTGTCGTCCGCAAAAGAAGTGATGAGATCAACGTAATATCCCAACCGTACTGACAGATCCCCTTCTATTGCTATCGGGAGGGTGATAAGCGTCTGGACCTGGCCCAAAAGCCCTGTGATTGACAGGGTATCTTCTTGCAAAGTGTTCACTACCGCACGATAGATGCTGTCTGCCGTTGCGGTTATTTCTGCGGAGAGAGCGGTAAGGGCAATCAACCCCGCCCTACTTTTACTGGCGCTCTCTTTGGACGCATTTTTAAGTTGGAGTACTTTTGAGGGGGCGCTAACATCTATGGTATCTTCTGCCTGTTTTTCGGCAGCCTCTTCCAGTGCTTTAGCGCGTTGTTTTAGCGCCGCTGCTTTCTGGGGAACTGAAACCGAAAGCGTCGGAATTTGTGGCTCGATCCATTCAGATTCAAAAGCCGTAACATTAGCAGAAGTTACCGGCTGAATTTCCTCCTTAATACTCATCAACTGCCAGATTTTCCGGCCTTTGGTGGGGTGTATTACCGTCCAAGTACCGCGTTGTTTTGCGGCCTGAAAGAAATACTCTGCTTCGATATCATGGTCCGGCCCCTCGAAGTAAAAGGGCATGGAGTGAAGATTGGCCCCGACTTGAAGATCCTGCACTACCGCGCCCGCAAGCCCTGGAAATTCAAAAATACCGAGCTTTTTAGTAAGACTCCTAGAATCACCAGACCACAGTGCGGTAAACTCATCACCCTCTGGGGAGGTGAGATGCAGACTAGGTGCTAATCTATTATTCCAGCTCAAGGGGTAGCTCCTAATAATTCCACCTTAAAGTTCGGTGCTTTTTGGGAGGTATAAAGGGTTGACCCATCCGGGATACCGCCTACTGTTAAGACCCCTTTAAACGCGCTGTTGCGAGATTCCGCGTCTTTTTTATTTGGGGCTTCTCGCTGAACATCGGCCCAACTGAAAGATTTAGGGGTTGAAGGGTCTGTATTACCCGTAACAAAATTAAACACCCCTTTATGGATTTTACCGACCCCGAGAATTACTGCTTTTATAGCCTTAAAGGCCGGGCTCTCCACAATCCAATTGAAAATATCTTTAAGACCTTTCCAAAAACCGCTAAAGGCTTTCCCCCAATACGTTATTGCTGTCGAAAACAATTTGAATCGGCGCTCTAGGTAAATTATCGCAACAACGACCGCCGCGATAACCACGGGTATCCACATTAGTGGATTGGCAAACAGAGCGGTGTTGAAAAGCCAGGTAGCCGCCGTGGCCACCCCCTCAGAAGCCGCTAAAGTCGCAAAAGCCGCAGCTATTTTACCAAGCGCCAGAGCTTTTGTAGCTAACTTAAAAGCGACAAAACCCCCAACGATCTCAGGGAGATACCCCGTAAACGGCTTTAATACCACCCACACCGCTTTAAAACCAGAAATAAGCAAATTGGTGGAGTCAATTAGCGGTTGGATTTTAAAATTCGTCATTGCTAAAATGAGAGCATCTAAACCCTTTTTCCCGCGATACTGAAAGGCATCCAAAAACTTAAAACCAAGTTCGAGAGCCGCACTACCGAGTTTCAAAATCTTGCTGAGCAGATCCTCTTCTACCCGGTCACCCACCGCCTTGGCCAAGCCCCCAACTTTCCCCAGCCCGGCCTCGAAAGCATCCATAGCATCCGCAGAACGCATCAAATTGGCTACACCGGCTATACCGCGCAGTCCGAACAATCTGTTGAGAATATCTGCCATCTGTCCTGTACCGAGTTTCTTAGCTGTAGCGACGGTGGCAAACTCTCGTAATATCTGGGTGTAGTCTTTCATATTCCCGGCGAGGTCCATTACCTCTACGCCGTTAGCATGAAATTCATCTGCTACCGCTTTGGAAGGCATCCTCAACATCGCCGCTTTCAGTGCGGTGGCGGACTGTGTTCCGCGCAAACCGGCTTTAGCCAAGAATACCGCAAAAGTGGTAGCTTTCTTGAACCCAATACCGACTTCCTCCGCAATAGGGCCAATAAACTTCATCGTTTCTCGTAAATCGTCTAACTCCAGACGAGCCGACAGCGTTGCTTTGGTGAGCACGTCCGATGCCATCGCCTGATTTTTGGCAATCTCAGTCACCGAACCCGTCCGCATGCCAAAAGCCCCCATTATATCAATGGCGGCCCCTACGGTTTCATTCAGATCCGTCTGGGTAGCTTTAGCGAGATCCATCATAGCGATTACCGAGCCCAAAGCCTCCGCCCTTGAATAGCCAGCTTTGGCCATTTCATTCACACTTCGGGCAACTTCAGGGGCGGTATAGCGGGAGGCGGCGGCCAGCGCCCGCACTGCTTTGGAGGTAACGTCCACCTCTTCGCTGAAATTCTTAGCGTAGGGGCCGATATCTTTAAAACGGGCCGTGGCGCCAACCATAACATCCTCAAACTTAATGAACTGCGAAACTGCAGTCCCCAAGCCGCGTGTTACCTGCGCCACTCCACCGCGTATGATGTTGGCCGCAAGAATGCCCTTGACGACCGTGCCGAAACGATAGCCTTCTTTGGACGCGTTACGAAATGCGGAAGATGTACGGCGGCCGAAGTTCTCCGCATTCTTACCCATTTTTTTATAGGCGGGGGACACTTTATCTTTTGCGGTAAATACTGTTCCTACTGCATAATCAGGCATCCGCCGCCTCCGTGTTCGCTTTACTAATTACCTCATGCCAATTAAAAAGATATTTTAATTCCGCGTAGCCCTTATGGATTGGGTCAATGCCCCTGTAGAACACCGCCCCCATCCAATTATCGAGTCGGGCTACGCATTCAAAAAAAGCGTTCCGAGAACTTCCACAATCCCTAGATCATTAGGGCTGAGTTTTTCAATACCCGCTTTGCCTATGCCGGACAGCGCCCCCATAAAAGCATACACTCGACTGTACCCCGCCTCTGCAGGGAAGCGCTCCATGGCAACCTTGTGACGGGCACCGATTTCAGTGTAGACCAAAGGTTCAGCACCCCGGATAGTTTGGTGTACTTCAAGCCGCCCCTCCTTGTCACGCTCAAGGGTAAGTGCCCCGCTACGAAAAGCCCGGCTCACATGATCCAAGGTCCGCTCGAAAGCTACCGCCTGAGCTTTTTCCTCTTTACTTTCTCCGGCGGAAAGTGCTTCGACATCGATATCATAGTATTCGAGCAATTCTTGAATTTGCTCAATGGCAACCTCTTCACTGATAACAAAATCAGTGGGCTTTTTTACTTTCGCATACTTGCTCATAGCTATCGCTCCTTGTGGCGGGTTTTAAAGGCGGCCCCGTCATCCTTCTCCCCACCACAGGGCGAAGGAATCAGGGGCCAACAGATTAAGCCAGAAATGGGCTCCATCCCTGGCGCGGGTGTAGCATTACCGACGCACGATTTTCTTCTGTTTCATGGGACTCAAACTCGATGAACCCATTAGCGCGGTAGGTATCACCGGCAGCCGTTTGGTAGCTCATAGTGATATCATCCAGACGTTCCGAAAGAGCTTTCAATGTCTCTTGTTCGGCACCATTCGCCACAAGGGTTAAACCCTCACGGCTTTGCACTCTGGCAACCATTTTTCGCATACTCCGCCCGGATGTTGGGATGGCGGTATTCTCATGCGATGAGGGGGTGGCCTTTACGTTAGAATCCGCAAAGACATCGTATGTCACCCCGTTAAGGGTTACTTTCCTTAGAGTTCCGGTTACATCGGCCATGGTTTAGACCTCCTTAATTCAGTAAGACGGCAAGGCTGGTATCGAATTCGACTACCGTGTCGAGAATGACACCTTCGCCAGAGAAAATGACCGAAAGGGTGTTATCAAAACCAACCCCGCCCGACCGAATGACTACCGCCCCGGCCTCTTTCAGTTTATTGATAGTGAATTCTGATTCGTAGATCCATGCGTGGGACTCAAAACTCACCGCTAAATTTACCAGGTCATCAATAACCGACCCAGTATCCCTGGCTTTTTGGCGGTCATTGACGTTAGTAACCCGAGCAGTATCACTGACAATCGAAATCCCTTGCCATTTCTCTTGCTCAAAATTCAATCGGATATTGTAAAGCAAATTCTGAATGATCCCGATATTGCGCATCGAGCGGTAGCCGTTACTGGAAACGGGGACATTATCAGGACGGTAAAAAGTTACCACGTTCTGCAGCACTACGACCCCGTTCTGAATTCGCGTGGGGCCTATGCCTGCCTTAACCGCAGTATCCCGATTGTCATAATCCCCGGTCCAACGGTCCGCTTTGGCTCCGGTATCAACCCCGATCAGCGGAATGCCAAGATAGTGCTGTGCAACGCGATCCTGATTAATGCGGGCCATATGGCCAATAGCCTGGGCGGCAATCTCAGCCGGGTGACTCGCAGAACCGGGTACGGCCAAAACACCGTTGGCTCGATCCAGCAGGCGGGCATCCGAAATAACGCTAAGAGCAGCAAGTCCCGCAGAACCCGCTACCACATCGCCCGCAAGAGCCCTGAAAGGTCTTGAGACGGTCTTACCGTAAAGACCGAGGGCTTCATTGCCCGCGCCCACGTAAGTGCTGATCGCGTCAAAGGTGGTTGTATCAAGCCCATAGCCGTCTACGATGTCGGTATAATAATCTTCGTTTGCGTCATCATCGGTGCCAAGTGCGTCCAATGCGTCAGCCATTGTCGGAATACCCGAACCCGAATTCATAGCGGTAATAGCGGCTGTGACCCCGGACGGCAAAGTGCCCAGTAACTTAATGCTTATGTCATTACCCCAAGGGCCTTTGGACTTTGCCGTGAAGGTTACGACGGTCGTAGCCGCTGTAGCGGAAACCGGCAATTCTTTATCCAGATTAACCGCCGCCGCAATGGCGATGGCGATCTCAGCGGGGGTTGCCGAAGCAAGAACATTTACGGGTACGGAGATATTGGCTAGGCTCAGATAGATCGTCCCCGCTGCAACCCCAGTAGTATCGGCAAAATCAATCGACCCAGTAGCAACTACCGCGCCGTCTGCCTCTTCTTGGGGCTGAACGTAGACCGGAACACCTTGACCGCCGACGAACGCCTGCTTTACTAGACGATACGCCATGGTGCCAAAACCGAACCGATCCCCCGCGTCCTCCGCACTGAGTACTTGAACGGGGGTAAGGGCCACAACTGCCGTTTTAGCCGGGTCATAGGTTGCAGGGATGAGGATCTTCCGAGGAAGATTTAACGCCTCAGATTGAAACTGGACGTTTTTGACACTGGCACCGACAGCGGCGGCCAGACTAGAAGCGTTAAGGGTCATCGGGTGTTCCTCCTTTTAGTTTCTTACGTTATCAAACAATTGCCAGATTATCCACCTTTAAATTGTGGTACTAACAGGCGGGGTTTCGGCTTCGATACCTTCTTCTCCTGTGACTTCTTCTACCATTTGGCATGAATATTGAAGCTGACCAGTAGCAACCACAAGGGAGCCGTGTTGCCCCACTTCCCCTTTGGCGAAACGGTCAACCCATCGACTTGACATTATTTGCGTAGTCAAGCCTAAATCTAAATTCTTTCCGTCCATAAGAATCTGGTACACCAGCTCCCCGATCTCATCAAGTAGACGATCCGCTTCATAGGCAGCATCGGTACTCGCAGACAGGGCGGTTTGGATCTGCAAAGGGGTGGCGGTTGCACTGGATAAAACTGAAAGATCCGCACGGGCCGAAGCACTGACGGTCATATCAATATTGAATATCGGGGAGTGTTGGGTGGCACCGGTAAACCTCCCCTTTGATTTTGGGAAATCCCCAGTAGAATAGTAGACTTGAACCAGCCGCTTATTGTTTTTTACCTCTTTGGCATCATGGCCCTGGCCGCGATATCCTGTTACCCGAAAACGAGCGCCCGCGGCTTCCCCCAAAGTGTCAATCAGAGCTTGCTGTACCACCCTAAAATTCATCATACTTGCTCAACCTCTTGCAAATAAATACGAATGAAACCTATCGAGCGCCCCCCTTCAGGCGGGCGGACAAGACTCATCATGTAAGGGGTTTTGTCCGCTGTTTCACTAGGAGTTATGGGTATTTCAAAATACCAATTTTCCCCAGGGGCGGGAATGCGCGGGAGTGTTGACCTGCGCACAGTTATTACGGGGGCCTCCACAACCATATCCTCCCCCGTATCAGGATTTACCCGCACGGTGTCGTAAAGCACCTGTGCTCGGATACCCTCCGTGCGAACCCCTAGAGGGTCCACCGCATTAATTGGGAGCGAGAAACGGCCCTCAAGTGTTCGGCCTAAATCCCTCTCAATCCTTTCACGCAGACTCATCAGCCTTTCCCTTGCGCTTGCTGGGCTTTAGGTTTTCGGGGCAGATTTCTTCGGGGACCGAATCTTTATACTCTCGACCACCGATCCGGATTATTACGCCGGGTTTTAGTTTAATCATTTTCCACCTTTCGGTTTGGTCGCTGTTTCTGTGAATTCAGCAATAGTTTTTTCAGCCGCTTCAAGTTTAGCAACCAGTTCAGCAATAGTTTTTTCAGCCGCTTCAAATTCTTCAGCCCGCGCAGATACTTCTTTGCAAGCTGCTTCAAGTTCGGCCCTCATCCCTGCATTAGCTAACTTAAGGCCTTTTAATTCCTCTGACACCGACGGGGCCACGAAGGGGGCCGCCGGGGCTTCCTCAGAAATACGGCCCTTCTTTTTTAAAGACCGCAAGGTTTCCTCAGAAATGCCATCTGGCAAAACATCACCAAAACCGTAGTCTTTTCCGTCAAAATTAAACATGAATTTTTTATCTGCCCAGAAAATCATATTTTTTCCTTTGGTGGGGGTTAAGATGAATAGCCCGGCCCATACGAACCGGGCTATTCATTTTTCTTATTTCTTATTGCTTAAGGCTTAAGGCTCCGTATCGAGAACCACGAAAGCGTCCGTTTGCGTGGTTGCGAAGATCGGTGCGGACTGAGTTCTAATGGAAATTTTCTTCCAATCCCCGCTGACATAAGCATCAGAGTAGAACATCGCCGGGTCAATAATATTACCCGCGTCCTTCATTTTAACGCCGGTAGGCATCGAATTGGGATCAAAACCGAAAAACTCACGGTAGAGCTGTGCTTTCATCGGGGTCATTGGCAAACTCTCCGGGGGACCGAAGTAGCGGTCACAGCGGGCACCAGAGTAAGCGACAAGACAGGTATCGGCGGCCAGGTACACCGCAGGATTACCAGAACTATCAGTGTATACGTCCAGATAGGTGAACAGCGTCAAAGAGTTGCCGTTGGGGGTGTTCAAAACCCCTTGAGGGATAAAACCCCCCGCGATAAAGCGGGCAAATTTCGGCGGCACCGCGTTATTCGGACCGAAAGAAACGTAAGAGAATCGACGGTTATCCGCAAGGCCCGCAACAGTGGTGTCTTTAACGATAGAGTTCATCGCGGTAGAACCGAGAACCAACATATCCGCAGTAACATGCCCATTGGCACGAATCTTGGCACAAGCGCCATCGATATCAGCCATGATGGTACCCGAACCGCCCGTCCAAGAAGCACTGACCGCGTAGTTGTGGTTCGAGTTACGGTAAAAGTCGTATTGCTCCCCACCGCCGGCATCCTGAACACCGGTCAAAATGGATTGGGCGGCCAGAGTTTCAAACAGTCGGCCCATCTTACGGATAGACTCGGAATGAATCTTTGCTGCATGGTGGCGCAAACGCCCCATACGGGTTTTCACATCGTAAGGGTTCTCGCCAGCGATACGCTGTAAGAGTTGATCACCGGTGATATCTCCTTCTTCTTCGACCAGAGGGTACTTACGGCTGAAACTGGAAAAACGCTCGGTTTTCAAGTTCTTCTGAGTCGAACCGAGACTGCGGGAAACACTGCCCCGAGGGATAAGAGCGGAAATACGTTCATTACCTCGAATAATGTCAATGTCAACCTGGTTGGCATCTGGGGAGAAAATAGTTTCAGATGCGTTGGCGGGATTGCCGAAAAACGCCTGGAAACCAGTAGGCACAGCGATGAGTTTTGTTTCATCGAAAATACCTGCTTGGAATCGGCTAAAAAGATCTTGCGGTGCCGGTGTGCTCATTACTCAATGCCCTCCTTATGCGTTCTCAAATTCATCGATGGCGATAGTGTCTTCGGTATAGATCCCCAATGCGTCCAGCGCATCTTGAACCGTATCCCCACCAGCTAGGCCGGTAGCCAAAGTAGCACTGTTCTCAAATACAAGAAGATCACTATCCACCGTGCAACAACCGCCAACAAGAACCATGCGATCAGTCACATCCCCCGCCGCAAGCGCAGCAGCCGTAACCTCTTCCCCGCCGAAAAGAATTCCGCGTGGAATTTGTACCCCGTTGACTGCATCCGGATCAAAAGGAGCCCATTTGCCGGAAGCCGCCACCGCGATGGTAAAAGAATCCCCCACAACAAAATCAGTTGCGTCAGTAATAGTGAATTTAAGGCCCGCTTCAGGAACGTAGAAAGTCGCCGCCCCAGTAGAGCCGGTTCCCATAGCTAAGTCATTACGAACAATATTGCCGCCGGGGTCAGTAAGACTAAAAACCCCGCCGTTCGTTACCGCCGTGACGCAGGTTAAAACCCAGGTGCCGACACGGGGTAGTGTGCCTGCAATGAGGGCGACCGCCGTAACCGTACCCGCGCCGGAGGTATTATCCCCATCTGCGGTTCCGGTGGTAGGGGCTGTTACCGCTACCTGACCGAGCACTGTAAAGAGCGCCAAAACCGCAGTGCGGCCCGCGTCTTGCAAGAGGGTTAAACCTTCCCGCACAAAAGAGGTGCCGGATTTAATCAACGAATAGTTGGTTTGATTCAAACGAGCTTGGATAGCCATTGCTTATGCCTCCCCTTTGAATGCGGCAATCTCAGCGTCAAGATCTGCCTGTGTGGAAGCGGGTTCGCCTTCTTTGCGGCCCTCGGGAACCTCAGGGGCACCAAGAGTCTCCTCGCCGTTTGCACTCGCAGCGGCGGCGCTTTTCTGATCCTCGCGTACCGCATCAACGGCGGCAACTGCGCTGGTCAGCTCAATCATGCTGGACTCACCAGTCAGCACATTCAGAGCGCATTTCCCAATGATCTCAGGGTACTCTTTCGAGGCTAGGAATGGGCTCACCTTTTTAATGGTGGCCGCCATTGCGTCTTGCCCTGCCTTTTCCGCGACTACCAAAGCAGTGTCGTACTCAACTTTAGCAGCGGGGTTGGCAGATAGAAATTCTACCAGTGTCATCTGTTGTTCCTCCTTTTTGGGTTTCCCCGCCACTGCGGGAGTTGTTGGTTCCTTCATAAGCATGGCTGCCGCTTGGGTGTAGTCCGCTTTTACCGCCGCCGGATCTGCACTCATTCTGGCTTCAACATCTTTAAAAGCGGCTTGGGCTATAGCCAGTGCCGAGTCCTTGTCCTCCTCATTATCGGTATCACTATCTATAATCGAATCCACAAAACCGTTAGTGACCATACCCTCCCCGAAAAAGAACGTCTCCTCATCCATCAGCTGAGTGATCTCTTCGAGTGGTTTACCTGTGCGCTTAACGTATTGTGCTGCAATAACGCCAGAAAGCCCCTTTAGATAAGCGCCGTACTTCAAAATATCCCTATGATCCCCGTATACCCCGCCGCCCGCATTATGGATCATGAAAACTGCATTATCCTCAGCCACAATTTCATCGGCGGCAAGAGGAATGTAAGAAGCCATGCTCATCGCGTAGCCCACAATGCGCATCCGTGTGCCGCCCGGGTAGTTGCGGACTTGGTTGAAGATATCGAGGCCGGGGGCTATAAACCCACCAGGACTAGCTATTTCAAATTCAACATCCGCGCCCTTGGCTGCAGCCAATGCCTCCCGAATGTCCCTTGGCGTAACATCCCAACCGATCATGCCTTTTATGGGTATGGTAATCATCTTTCCCCCGTATTTAAGATATTGAGTCTAAAAAATCTTCGAGCATTGCTTTTACCGAACCCTCTGTTGCTGGGGCGGCTTGCTGTGCCCCCTTCGACCAGATCGGTGCTGTCATACCCTCGAATAGTCGATTATTTTTTTCGATATTTGAGGCCGCGCTACTGCCATTAAGATCCTTCGCCTCGCGTTCAAGGTTTGAAATGCCCATTTCCACATTGGCTTGACGGGCCTTGGCTGTTTTACTTGGGTCGATATCCGGTGCTGGGGTACCCACCCAGTTTTTATTCAACCAGGCGGCCCGTAATCTAGGGTCCGACCAACCAATAGCTGAAATTCGTCCCGCCCCAATCTCTTCGGACAGCCAGGCTTCTACAATGGGGTCCATCATATCCGCCGCTTGTTCAGCCCTCCACCCACAGGCAACCCGCCAAAACAATAGCAAAGTAGCCCGGCTGGCTGAATAGTTAGCGCCAAATTTCATCAGCACGACTTCAAGAGGGGTGGAAGTGGCCGCAGATAAATACCCCGCGAAAGAATCAACAAAAGTATCAAATGAATCGGCCGGGGCAGAATTGGGGGCGAAAGCGAGTTCCGATCCTTTGGTGAGATTGGCTACAAATAAACTACCCGGTACATCGCTGGTAGCTTCCGGCAGCTCAAAGCACGACTGCACCCCCGGATGGAGTTCTGCTACCGCTGCAGCTACGGGTGTAGCCCCGAAAGTCTGGGCCGCAGGGCCAGCGCCCTGATCGGTCATAACACTCTCAAAGGGGTTGCTTGCGTCCTCATCTTTGGAAGGTTTAACGAAACCTACAACCTGGCTCTGATTTATTGCTTTTTTAATGGTGGCACTGCTAAAATCTGTAATGTTTTCAAAATCTTGTATCGCGTAAGCAATACGAGAAAAACCCCTTCCTTGTCCGGCGTATTCAGGGCGGAAACCGTGGAGCATAAGGGGGCGACCGCCGGGGGCGAAAGCCGACAGTGTGATTTCCCGGTACTGACCCTCAGATGTCTTAACCCACACCTTATACGCCGTTTCCCTGCCCCGCTTATCGCGGATTATACCGTCTTCCCCGCCTTGGAAGCCATAGGTCGAAGTGAGAGCATCCCCGCGTATCTGATCGGGATCTATTGCCCCGAACTGCAGGGGGTTTTGAAGGTTTTTACTGGCTCGATCGTAGTACAGGCGGGTAAAAGTGTCATTATCGCGCTGGGTCCATAGCTGGTACATCCGCTGGTACTGATAGAAGGTAAGTGTTCCTTCCCGGTGCTGTTTTTTATCGCTGGCCCAAAGGTGAAACCGCGCACCGACATCCGAAGCCCATTCCTCCGCTTCCTCACGAGAAATACCGAGAAGGCCGAAATCAGGGGTGAGTTCCAATCGAAGCCCCGTATCCACAACCGTGTCCGCCATGCGCTCAATCATGGCTCTGGCGAGAGAGCTATCCTGCATCGCGGCGCGGGCATTCCGGCGGGCCTCACTGTGGCTAATATGAAGCCCTGCCCCAGAGCTTGATAGCCCCCCACGCCATTTGCCCCCGCCCCCACTCCCGCCCCAAAACGAATTTGGGATAGGTGCCGACGCTGTTGCGGCTTGGTGTATGACTTCTGAGGCTAATTCGTCGATAAAATTCATTAGCGACTCTGCCGAATTACGGCATCATTGAGTTCTTTCTTAAAACGCTCCGACATTTTTTTATAGAGCTCATCCTCATTAAGGTCACGTTTTACCGACCACAATTTAATAAACCCGAAAAGATAGTAGTGTGTTTCGCTCATCTGCGCCGCCTTCGTAAATTCATGTTTACCAGCCCCCCGCCTTCGAGTTGACGGTACAGCCGGTCTAGTTGAGACTCAAGAATTTGGATTTGTTGCAAAAGAACCGATGGAGACCTGAGAGCCACTTCTTGCTCCCCTCCTGCTCCGCCCCCGGTGTCCAGACGATATTTAGACACATCCCCATCTGCCAGAGAGGCATCATAAGCTGCATTGGCCGCAGTAAGCTGGACCTCTTTTTGTGCGATCCGCGCCCGTATGCGCGTTCGTCTTGTCGAAGATAGACAACTCATAGTTTCTCATGCTAAATGGGTTAAATCGTAATGTCAAGCTAATCTTGCAGTTTGTCTCGTTAATATTTCTAAAATAAATTTATGGTTTATGGCCTGCAGATCAACCTCCGAAGAACCTTTAGCCTTCGCGGCCAGTCTCATAGCGTTCACTTTTGCATCAAGATAAAGATCCGCAGCACATTGATTCATCACTCTGCAGTCCAAAGCCTCATTCCTACGGCCCCCCGCATGAAACGAACCATCCTTATGTTTTTCTTCCGCCGTCGCCATTTTAAAATACTTCTCATCCCTGTCTCTAGGGAAATCACAGAAGCCTGGTCGCTGTGGTCCGAAATCCTTGCGTTCAATCCGAAGGTTGTTGTAAAAATGGGTCTTATAGTAATTGGTTGAGATCTCAACGAAATTAATATCCCCTGAGCGATCAGATTTAGCCACTCGGTAGCGTTTAAAGTTGTGCGCCCCCACCTCATCACCTTTTTCCTGTTTCCGCTTTACGAGAGCCCCAAAGCCTTTTGACGGGTAGCAATTCTGCCACCGAGCTGTAAAATTATAGACCGCATCAACATAAACGCCGTCACCAGAGTCGATGAAAACTAATTGCGCCTGGAAAGCTCTGCCATCAGACCGTTTAAATTGCAACCCACCCTTTCTAGCCCATTGATCGAGAGCTTCCCAGGCTCCACTGAAGGGGTCGGTTATCTCTCCGGGGAAAATCTTATAGGCGATAGACCAAGTTCGGAATCCAGCGCCATGACCGCATATCTCCATTTCTATTCGTGGGGGATTGTTCGGGTCATTCGCACTGCCCCGCTGAACGTCCGCCCCCGCCGTTATGAACAGAACCCCGTCTGGGACTTCATTTTCTCGATATTCGCCGCGAAGAGCTATTACCTTTTCCAATTTTGGCCTGCTCCCGGTTTCCTTGTAAGGGAGGCCCATATACAGGTTTACAAAAGAGCGCATCCCCCCAGGCTTTTCTTTAGCCTCAAGGTATTTATCATACAGCGAAAACCAAGTCATCATGCCGACAGGAGAATACATCGAGGAAATGTGATAGGAGCGACGATTTTTACTGGCAGGGATGGCGGTAGGCACCCACACCCCCGCTTCGAGCATAGCCCCTTTGTGGTAGTTCTGAATTTCCCCTTGGCAATGGGGGCATTCATACCAGACCTTATAGAGCTGTCCTGCTTTCATTTCATGACGTAGGTGCTGAAACTCAAGGACCATCATTGTGCCGCAGTGGATACAGGGGACATTAAAATACCGCTGATCCCCTTCTTCAAAACATTCATTTATCAAAGAGAGAAGGTAAGTCGTGGGGGTGCTGAATCGAAAGGCTTTACTTCTGGCCCCCCACGCATTCAGGCGGGCCATTGCCACATCCAACCAGTTACCTTCTCCTGTAGTTAATTCTCTCGGGGCACCGTCAATTTCATCAAGGACTATAATCCGAATAGAGTCAGATCTCAAACCGCTGGCAGATTGTGCTGAGGCCATCGAAAGGTTGCCGCCAATAAAACTCTTAGAGAACATTTTATCGCCTGTTCTACGGCTGCCGGCGATGTTTGCCGTGATACCTATCTTTTCGCGCATCCCGATAGAATCTATCAAAGGCTCAAGACGCTTTGTAGCCCATTTTTCCAACAGACCATCCGTTGCAGAGCAATAAAGTATCTCCGCCGGGCAAGCATCCATCCAATAGCCAATCACGTTTTCCGCCGCAGCGGTAAGCCCAATCTGCGCCCCCTTCATCACATCTGTAATTTGGATCGGAGAGAATGGACTCATATTATCCATTATTTCTACTGCGTAAGGGGTGCGGCTGTTTTCCCAAAACCCAGGGAAAGGAGTGTTCGTTGGTAAGACTCGGTGCCCTTCTATATATCCAGAAATGAGCGCCGGTGGTGGGGTGACAGGGCGCTTCTCATTCTCTGCAATTAGAAATTGAAGGTCCGAATTCATTTCGGTTCCCAACTTTTAAGCGTTGTGTCCAAAACACTTTTTACATGGGCTAGAACTTTAATAACTTCGCCGTCAATGCGCTGTTCAACCAACAAAACCTTTTCGGGGTCATCACAATCACACATTCCGGCGACATCCGCCGCTATCTTGGCACCCAAGGTTTTCCAAGAATTAGCGTCAATGTTATAGAATTCCCCGAACGCTTGTGCTACCAATGCGCGTTCAATGAGATCCCTACGTTTCACCTCCCGATCCTGCCGGGCTTTAAGCATGGCCTCCAAAGACTTCAATTTGTCAATGATGGCTTTAGGCTGCTTTGATAGCTCTTCGGTAGACATGCCGGTTAAAATATCTCCGACATATTCCTCTTGCCCTTCTGCGGGGATGTGTGCTCTGAATTTACTGTTGCCAATAGGCTTGGCAGCGGCGGGGGTTGTTTTCTGAAGGTGTATCCAGGCACGATTCAAAGGATCTTCTGAATCGAGTTTCCCCTTGACGCGGGAAAGCCTCCCTGATTTGCAAAGGGTATTCACACGTTGGCGGGTAACGCCTGTATAGGCTGCAAGTTCTTTGACAGAGTATAACATGGGTGGGATTTTACAGGGGTTGTAAACTATTGTCAACGCTTATGGGGGGCTTTCAGGGCTGCAAAATAGTATCGCTGCCACAAGGCTTGTAGATTGACGGATTTGAAATACTTACGTCGAGACATATACATCCATTTATCCCGGCGGGTTTGCTTAGGTTTCCTAAGAACTTGTACGGTTTCAAATTTGTTACGCTTACGTTTTAGAATAGCCCCTTTAACGAGGATCATCCGATTTTCTTTCTTACGCTTGGCGGCGGCTATAAACTGCCCCATGGTGTGCTTGGCAGACATGCCATACTCGTTGCGTTTAACTACCTTGTTTTTTGGTTTCAGCCGGACTTTGTGCCGTACCTGCTTGCCCATGTCCCCGCCACGAGCTGCTATCGTCTGAAAACGCTTACGTCTTTGGGCGGTCCCAAATTCTTGTTCCACCCACCCTGTGAATAGGCCTTTCGCTACTGAGCCGACGATTGAATGTTGGCGATAGACGGGAGTTCGGACATTGGCTTTCGTTACTCGAATTCGTCCGAGGACAAACTTCTCATTCCTGACAGTCATGTTGGCGTGAATGCGTCGTATCGATTGGGTCCTTGTCCCGAACGCGAAGTGATTGAGCATACCCCCAGTGGCCTTACGCACTAATCGCGGCTGGTCCTGGTACCAGCGTTTGAGTCCCTTCAGCTCGGTGAGATTAACCTCCATGACAATCACAATCCCGCAAGAGTTGTCGGAAGTCAAGCTAAAACAGCACTATTAACAGTTTTTAACCGAATAACCCAGTGGTTTTGAGTGATTTCAGGTACTTACGGAGATTCACCCCAAAATAACCCAGTGATTTTTGCTCTGGGTTAGACTTCTGGGTTATTGAAATTTTTTAGTGATTTCGGTACTTTAACCACACCTTTTTTTCATTTAACCCAGTACCCCAGTTATATATCCCCCTGTGAAAAGTTTAGAGAAGAATATAGAAAGTAAGTATGTAGGGGATAGTATAATACTTACATAATATATCATGGTATATAAATTCTATATGCAATAAAACCACTGGGTTCTGGGTTATTTTTGGGTAAAGTAGCCTAAGTGCCTAGGATCATTCAGGAATAGCCTAACCCAGAGGTCTAACCCAGTGGTTTTATTTCGGGGTTAAATAGCCGTAAGTACTTGAAATCACTCAAACCCACTGGGTTAGACCTCTGGGTTATTTTCTTGCTACGCGCTGTATGGTGGTTAAAATGGGGCTTGACAGAGTATACTTACAATGATAGTGTCTGATTACTTAACTTAAAACAGGAGGAAAACCGTGGCTAGGATAAAAAAAGAACTGAGACCGTTTCAATTAGCATCGGGGGAGTATGTACGACACCCTGCTACAGAGGAGTTAGCGCGTACGTTAAATGTATGCGCCTACCAACCTGTACCTGCAGAAATATGTCCTGTGCACGGAATTAAAAAAATAATTTACGTTAAAACTGGGATTTCATACTGTTGCGCTCAAGAGAATTCCGTTAATGACTACAATGCTGCGTTGGCGGAAGGTGAGCCGACCTCTGCTCTTGAGGCGATTAGCAGGGGGTTAGACTATTACTGGGGTTCTTATAAAAGAAACCCTTTTTGTGGGCATTCTGGGAAGAGAACCCTTTCAGGGGGCTGCTATTTCTGCAAAGAAATTAAAGATGTGGAGCCTTTAAGCCCGCGAAAAGCAGCGGTGGCTGCTGGCGAATCCTGGTATATGCCCACTGAACCTTGCAAGGTTTGTGGTGAAATTGCATTAAAACGGGTGAATAACGGGGAGTGCAAAAGCTGCACAGAGAAACGCTCTAAACCACACGTTCTGCCGCCCCATCGACAGTGGCCCGACATGGTAATCAGCCGGGAGGATGCGATAGTTGCTGGCTGGAAAACCTATCGAACCGGAAAGCCCTGCAAGTATGGCCATACTGGGTGGCGTTGGGTTTCTACCCGAGGGTGTCTGACCTGTCAGGGGAGAGATTGATATGAAAGTGCATTGCTCCCTAGAGAAAGATGCCACTACTAAATGCGGGAAAGAGGCAGGGTGGCTTTGCACCACCCAGGATTTTAAAAAAGTCACTTGCAAGCAATGCCTGCGGGCGTTAGCTGCTGAAAAAAAATGATGCCCTCTAAGCCCCCAAACACTGGGGGTTTTTTGGTAAATACCGTCAAAAAATTGTCGCAAATTCGACTGAATGGGCTGCTGCGACATTTCATTCGACTGAATGGGCTGCTGCGACATTTC